TCGCCGGCCACGCTGCCGACGACGGCCCCCGCGGGTACGCCCGCAAGGCTGCCGAGACGACGGGCCGCTTCGAGGCCGGGCTCAGGAACGCGCAGTGACCACGCCACAGATCGTCGTCGGCCACATTCCCTGCAAAGCCCCCGTCGTCACCCGCCGCCAGCTCCGCCGCGCCCTATGGCGTCGGCCGCGCGCCGCGTCCCTTGGATTCACCGAGGCCTACTCGCGGCGCATCTTCGGATGGCTCACCCACCGGACACGCTGGAAGGCCACCTACGGCACGTCGACGACCGACGCCCGCCGCGGCCCGCGCGACAACCCCGTCCTGGTCCGACGCCGCCACCGCCTGGTCGCCAACGGCGCCGTCCGGGCCTGCGGGCCCGTCCTCGACGCCCACGGCCGCGCCTCCCGCCTGGCACCCGAGCGGTGGATCACCTGGGCCTGCTACTGGGCGGCAGGCGTCCTCATCGCCCACGTCGAGTTCCACCCTCACGCCGGCGTCCAGGGCGCCCGCGAGGACAGCCCCCGACGCCGCGGCTACGCGGAGTCCATGACCGTCCTCGAGCAGCTCGTCAGCCAGCTCCGCGGCAGGTGGGCAGGCGTCCACGTGGTCGTCACCGGGGACCTCAACTGGACCGACGCCAACACCGCGCCCTACTCGCCGGCCGCCGTGTTCGACCGCCTCGGCATGCACACCTTCAACCGGCACTTCGACTGGATCGCCTGGGACCCCGGCCTGCAGCTCGTCGGCCACGTCGACGTCGTACGCCCCGAGGTCAACGGCCAGGACCACCCCTGGCTGTTCGCCACCTTCCAGCCCGCACCCACCCGAAAGGCACGCTCATGAGGAACCCGCTGAACGCGATCCTGCCCGCCCACGTCCGCCGCTACGTCTACGCCATCCTCGCCCTGGCTGCCATCGTGCTCGCGGCGTACAAGGCGTCGGACGGCGACTGGCTGGCCTTCGCCGTGAACCTGCTCAGCGGGCTCGGCTTCGGCATGGCTGGCAGCAACATCAACTCCGACGAGTGATTGCCGTGCGCCGCTTCCGACTCCAGCGCGACGTCGACGTCTCCGGCATCTCGGGGACGGGCGTCGTCGCTGACGGCGTGGTATTCCCCGACGGGGTGGCCGTGGTGCGCTGGCGAGGCGAGCGCCAGTCCACCGTGGTGTGGCCCTCGATCGACGACGTCGAGGCCATCCACGGTCACGGCGGCGCCACCCGGATCGTCTGGATCGACTGATGGGCACCCCGGTGCAGACGTTCTGGCTCGAGCGCACCGGCCAGGTGGCGGTAGGCCTGCGGCGCTACCACTCCGCCGGCGGCGGCTTCTCCTGCGCTGACGGCTACCACAGCGCCCTGGTGTACGTCGGCGTCGAGAATGCGGCGTACGACGAGACCCAAGGCCGCGGCCACCTCGCGTCGCGGCCCAAGGTGACGCACGACGACCCGCGCTGGCCCGCCCTGTGCGACAAGGGCTGCGGGTACGTCTTCACGCCCGACGACGCCTGGCAGGACTGGCAGGAGCCGCTCTACCGCCGGACCGACACCGGCGAGCTCCGCGTGCTCCACCAGGGCGCGCCAGCGCCCGAGGCTCCCAGCGCCGAGCCGGGCGCGATGTGGGACGCCTGGTGGATGCCGTACTCCCGCGGCGACGACGGCGTCTGCCTCGTGGTCCGCTGCCCGGACGGCCACGACTGGATGGTCGACTCCCGGGCCAGCAACTGCACCCTGCCCGACGACAACGGCCACCACTGCTGGGTCCGCCACGGCGACCCCCGCGACTGTCGGGTGACCGTCGACAAGAACGGCCGAACCTGCGATGCCGGCGCCGGGTCGATCCAGACCCCGGACTGGCACGGCTTCCTCCGCGACGGACAGCTGGTCGACTGATGCGCCGCTGGCTCACGACGGTCCTCCTCGGAGGAACCCTCGCCGTGAACTACGTCGGCCACCGCACCGGCTGGTGGACGACGATCTGCACCAACGCCCGCAGCCGGATCACCTTCCGGCAGTTCCTGGTCGGCTGGACGGTGCTGACCGCGTTCATGGTCCCGCACATCCGTCGCGGCTACCCCAAGCGGTCGTAGCCGCGGTCCCCGGGCATCGCCAGCGCCCCGTCACCCCTCGCGGGTGGCGGGGCGCGTTTCGTCGTTTCGGGTCAAGCAGGCGGCTGCTCGAGCACGTCTCTGCTGTCCCAGATGTCGCCGACGAAGACCACGAAGCGCCAGGCGTCGAGCGTGATGGTTTCGCGGTAGCCGATGATCTCGACCTCGGTGCCGTTCTCCAGCGTGAGTACCTGGCCGACTTCTGGTGGGACGTCGGTGACGTAATCAAAGAGGATCTCGCCGCCCTCTTCTGTGACTGCAGACTCGTCACGCCCTGCGCGGCCGTCGCGGACGACGACCTGGATCAAGGTATCGCTCACAGCGCTCGTTCCTCATCCTCGGTGATGCGGGCCAGCTGGAACTCTGTGAGCGTCACGACGCGAGCCTATCCGCGAGGCCCGAGGTGGGCGCGGCGGACATCTACGGCCTCGGCAATGAGGCCGCGCCAGTTGGTCAACTCGATCAAGCGCTGGTGGTCGTAGTCGCCGAGCGCGGTTTCGCCAGTACGGATGACGTAGTTGCCGAGGGACCACGCCCAGCAGCCAAGGTCATGGATGGCGGCTGTGCCGAGGTCATAAAGGCCCTCCAGAGTGAGCGGCGACAGCGGCAGGTTGCTCACGACGCGCTCCGCAGGGTCGCAGCGAGCACGATGCCCCGATCGGTGGCGCAGGGCTTGCAGTAGGCGACCTGTTGGAACGAGACGGAGCGGATGACCGCGTGGCCGGCGGGGATGGGGCGGTGGCAGTCGGTGCAGGTGAACGTCATGGTGGGCTCCTTGTCTGTGTATTAACAGTGTGCATACACTGTTAATACACGTCAAGAGGAGTGAGCCGAGTGGCTGATACATCCACCAGCGCCGGGCAGAATCGCCCTGTGCCGAAGACCAAGATCCGCGGTGTGCGCATCGACGACGAGCTCTGGGAGGCCGCCCAGGCGAAGGCCGCGCGCCGGCGGGAGTCCGTCACCGACGTCATCCGGCGCGCCCTCCTGGCCTACATCGAGGACGACCAGGAGTGACCCCAGAGCCACGTGTCTTCCACGGCTTCGACCGGCCGCTCGTCCAGGTCGAGGTCGACGGCACCTGGTATCCCGGCGAGCTGCGCATGTGGGAGCAGCGCGACGGAGTCTGGTGGGGCCAGGTCACCTACTCGCTCGCGGCCGGCCAGACCCACCTCGACGCATTCCCGGAGAGCCGGATCCGCCGCGTGGCTGGCTGAGCCCAGCCCAGCGGCCTCCAGCCGGTCAAAAGACCCGAATGGGTGTGTGAATGGGAGTACTCGGCCCCGACGCTGTCCCTGGATAGACTTCGGCCCCAGACCTGTCTGTGCAGGTCAGGGGCCGATTTCGTCTGCTGAGCCGCCTGTCGGAATCGAACCGACGACCTAATCATTACGAGTGATCGCAGATGGTAGCCTGATACCACTCGAACAGGCCGAATCACGCTCAGGGTAAGGCCGCTGGACTCGGCTGGACAACGCTGGAAATGGGTGTATGAATGGGTGTACCTGATCTGAGGAGCCCGAACCCCACCATGGCCACGCCCCGCAAGAAGCCCCTGCCCTACGGCCAAGGCACCATCAGCCTCCGCAAGGACGGCAAGTGGATGGGCCGCCTGGAGGCCGGCACCAACCCCAACGGCACCCGCCGACGCGTCACCGTCTACGGCGCCGACGAGGCCGAGGTCGCCCGCAAGCTGGAGAAGAAGCGCGCCCAGATCGCCCGCGAAGGCGTCTCGATCGCGACCCGCTCCGCGACCGTGAAGGCCTGGGCCACGAAGTGGCTCACCATCCGGGAGAAGACCCAGCGCCCCAACGCGTACGCCGCCGACCGCACCGCGGTGACCAACTGGATCATCCCGGTCCTCGGCACCAGTCGCCTCGAGAGCCTCACCCCGGCCGACGTCCGCAAGCTGAAGCAGGCCCAGCTCGACGCCGGCAACAAGTCGACCTCGGCGCTGCGCACCCACCGCACCCTGATCAAGCTCCTCAAGGACGCCGCGCTCGAGGGCTACGACGTACCCCGCCGCATCTTCCTGGTCGAGGCACCCAGCGCCGGCGCGAGCGACCGCGAAGGCCTGGAGGTCGACGACGCGATCGCCATGCTCGCCGAGGCCGCGGCCCTGCCCCACGGCTCGATGTGGGCGACGGCGCTGCTCCAGGGCATGCGCCCCGGCGAGTGCCTCGGGCTCACCTGGCCGGCCGTCGACTTCGGTCGCGGCCTCATCACCGTGGAGTGGCAGCTGCAGACCCTGCGGTACCTCGACCGCAGCAACAAGGCGCTCGGCTTCCGGGTCCCCGACGACTACGAGGCCATCCACCTTGAGGGCAACCACCACCTGGTGCGCCCGAAGTCGAAGAAGGGATTCCGCGTCATCCCGATGGTGCCGTGGATCCGCGAGGCCCTGCTCGCCTGGAAGGAGATCGCGCCGGCCAGCCCCCACGACCTCGTCTGGCCGGCCCTCGACGGCGGCCCGTCGGTGAAGGCCGGCGCCGACGACGAGTGGGACGGCCTCCAGGGCGCGGCCGCGCTCCGCCGATGGAACGAGCTCGAGGCAGCCGGGGAGAAGCCCGCCGGCTTGGGTCACCCGAGCGGCCGCTACTACGTGCCCCACGAGGCCCGGCACACCACCGCGACCCTGCTCCTCGAGGCCGGCGTCGACCACCACGTCATCACCGCGATCCTCGGCCACTCCTCGATCGTGACGAGCCGTGGCTACCAGCACGTGCGCACCCAGCTGGCGAGCAAGGCCCTGGAGCAGATCGCCGCGCAGCTGCAGCTCGCGCCTAAATCGATCGCGTCGGAGTGAAGTGGCCCACATCAAGTGGAAATCAAGGACCCGCTCGGTGTGTCGCGTCACCAAACTCCACCAGACTCCGCAACATTGTGCCCAGGTATCTGGGGCGGTGTGCGGCTGAGTCTCAGCCCGATCCATCGTTCGAGAGGGGTCCCGTTGGCGCGGGACCCCTCTCCACATTTGTGACGCGACCGGCGTGGCTTGCACCGCGGTCGCGTGTATCGGCACGTAGGGTGCAAGACACCCCGGCAGGCCAATCGGTCGTCCGATGATCGCGCCAACGATCCCGGTCGAGTCCCCACCGATAGCCCGCCAGCCCGAGATACCCGAGAGAAAGGCAGGAGCACCGAGATGGTGACCCCGCAGCTCTTCACGATGGACACGCACACCGATGACCACACTGACCTCATGCGCTGACGCGACCGCGCAGCGACAGCCGGACCTCGACACGGGGCCCGGCTTCGTCTGCATGCCCTCGGAGTTCCCGCCGCCATAGGGCGCGGACACAGACGTGCCCCGGTAGCTCAGTGGAATAGAGCGCTTCATTGGCTATGTGGTGGTCGCCGGTTCGAGTCCGGCCCGGGGCACAAAAAGCGAACGGCCCCGGGTTGCACCCCGGGGCCGTTCCGACGTTCAGGGTGGTCGCGGATGGAATCCACTCAGCCTGAGCGCTTCATTGGCTCCGCCACGTTAGCACCCCGTATTCCTTCTCGGGAATCCGCCGTTCGGCGGGTTTGGGATCACAGACGTGTCACAGTTCTGCGGTTCGCCGTCCCCGGCGCTGCTCGACCAGGCGCTGCACCCGGCGCACGGTCTGCGGGTCGTACGCCATCGCCTCGGGCCGCTGGATGAGCGCGTGGAGCTTCTGGAAGTGCCGCACCGGTGACCAGCCGAACCGGTCGCGGATGAACGCTTCCTTCGCGCCGAGGTACTTCCAGTGGAGCCGCTCGACCTCGAGGATGCTGCGCTCGATGTCGGTCAGGCCGGCCGGGCTGGGCTGTGCGTTCATGGGTTGGGCTCCCTCGTCGATCAGGCGGTGACCCTGCCATGGGCCTCCGACATCGGTCAGTCGGTCAGGCGCCGGCACAGGTATCCGCGCTCTGCGGGGTGGAGGTGTCGCAGCCGGTAGCGCAGCACCGGCACGTCGACTCCCAGCTCGTCGGCGCACTCGTGTTCATCGAGGGCCCACGCCAGTGCCTCGCCGAGGATGCGGACGTCGGGGATCATCCGCCGCGCGGTCTCGCGGCGGACCCGCTCCTCGTCCTGGTGCTTCGTCGTCGACAGCGCCGGCCCGCGCTCGAGGTGGAGCATCTCGTGGGCGAGGGTGCAGCGTCGTTGTGCCCAGGTCATGCCGCGCCGGAGGCTGACGGTCTGCTCCTGGTGGTCGGCCAGACCCATCGGGCCGTGGTCGTGCCACAGCAGCGTGATGTGCGCGAGCTCCCTGAGTCTGCGCCACGGATGAACGACGAGTCCGGCTCCCCCTGCCATGGGCGGGGACCCTAGGCAGGGCCCCCGACAGGGTCAGCTCGGGGACTCCTCGTCCTCGCGGGCGGCGACCCGCTCCACGGTCGGGTAGGTCCGCTCGCCCGCGGACCACTGGCGGACCTCGGGGTCCTTCGACTCGCCCGCCCGGAAGGTCTGCACGTCGGCCGTGACAGCCTTGCCACTGCTGATGTCGCGGATCAGCTTGGCCATGGTCGCCTCCGCATCGGCCGGGCTCCCGCTGACCGACAGCTCCTGGATGCCGTACACGCCCTTGGCCACGATGGTCACCTGACCCTCGCCCCTCCCGGGCTGGTCGTGGCCGTGCTCCTGCTCGAGCTCGGTGATCACCCGGTCGATGACGTCGAACAGGCGGGACCCGGGGACCTTGTCCCCAAGGATCTTTCCGAGCTGCTCCCGAGACACAGTCACCTTCGTCCGGTCGTGGATCTCCTCAGCCAGATCCACGATCTTCACACCCATGCGATCCATGCGCACTCGCAGCGCATGGCCGCGTCCGGTCTGTGTACCCACGACCGGCAAGTGTCCACTGCCCACGGCCAATTGCATCGGATAACTCCTGTCGCGCGTCGCCCTCTCCTGAACAAGTGTCACGTGAACTTCCGTGATGAACATGGTCCGAAATGACTAGTATCACCGGTCTTGACGAGACCCTCTGTGACGTCCTACATTCACGTTTATTCACACAAGTTCTCATAGATCCCGGGTAAAAAGTTTCTCGGGGGACTTGTGTGGGGGTGGGAGACGGGCCTGTGAGCCTCACGTTCTACACGGTGGCTGAGACAGCACCGATCCTCCGCGTCACCGAGTACGAAGTCAGCAAGCTGTGCCGCACCGGCCGGCTGAGGGCATCGAAGCCCGGGAGGTCGTGGCTGATCGCCGAGAGCGACCTGCTCGAGTTCATCGCCGCGCACTCGAACCAGCAGCCTGCTGGCGGTGCCGCGTGAGCCCGGTCCAGGCCGTCGCACCGAGGGCGCTGACGCGCCAGGCCGCGGCGGAGCGGTGGGCCGTGTCGGTCGACGTGATCGACCAGCTCGTCCGCCAGGGCCACGTCGAGGCCAAGAAGTACGGCAAGTCGAAGGCCCGCACCCGACACCGCACCCTCGTGCTCGTCGCCTCGCTCGACGACTACTTCGAGAGCCTGGAGGACGCGTGATGCACACGTCTCGTCTCGACCGACTCGCCAGCCTCGGCGCAGGCCTCGCGATCGTCGTACTGATCCTGGTGATGGTCGCCGTCGGTGCTGGCTTCCTGCACCAACTGGCCACGGCCCTCACCGCCCAGCTCGGCGGTGCTCGATGAGCGCCGCGACGCTGCCGGCCGTCCCGACCCCGCGGCACCACGCTCCCGCGGTCGCTGAGGCCTTGGCCCTGTTCGAGCTCGCTGTCAACCTCGACGAGCGGACCGACGAGATCGACAAGCTCGTCATCGACCGGGTCATCGAGCATCACGCCAGCCTCGGCCGGGCGTTCTCCGCGAACGACCTGCGCGAGGACCTCCCCGCGGTCCGCCAGCTCCTGGTGTCGCGCCGCCTGATCGTCGCCCAGCACGAGGGCCGCATCGAGAAGGTCGGCTACACCCCCTCCACCCTCGCGTCCACCAAGGGCGCCGTCGTGGCCGTCTACCGGCCCATCGAGCGCAAGGACGGTGCCGCATGAGGTTCGACGGACCCACCCTGGCCCGCGCCTGGCTCGCGGTCGCACAGGCCTCGTCGACCGACAAGGACGACCTGTCGGTGTTCTTCAAGACCGTCGCGATCGAGGCGTTCCCCACCGGTGTACGCCTGGTCGCCACCGACCGGGTCATCATGCTCACCGCCTGGGTGCCCGCCCTCGACGTCCACAACCACCGCACCCCCGGACTCGACGAGGCACCCGACCGCACCATCGTCGCTGCGGACCTCGACGGCCGCGGCAAGGGCCTCCTCGGCTACGTCCTCCAGCTCGACAAGCGCGAAGACCCCGACGGCGTCCACCCCGAGGGCACCCGCGAGGTGCGCCTGTCGTTCGACGAGCGGATGCCGGTCGACGGCCAGCGTGACTCCACCTTCGACGGGATGGAGTCGACCTACGTGGTCGTCGACGTGCCCGACAAGGAGCGGGTGTGGCTGCCGATCGTGCAGGACACCTACCCGGCCTGGCGGGACATCGTCCTGAGCCACTCGTCGCAGAGCGCCGAGGACATCGCGTTCAACCCCGAGCGCATCGAACGGGTCGCGAAGGTACGCCGCTGGGCCGACGGCCCGCTGCTGTGGCGGTTCGCCGGAGAGAACCGCCCGGCCCTCGTCCTGTTCCCCGACTCCGACCCCGAGATCTCCGGTGTCGTCATGCCCGCCCGCTGGGTCCTCCCCGGCGAGCAGACCGACGACGAAGACACGCCCCTCACGGTCGACCTCGACGGGGCCACCGAACCCGACGAGGACACCGTCCGGAACCTACACGACACCGCGGCAAGCATCGGCGGCGTCACCTTCACCCACACACCCGCCGACGGCGGCCCGAGCACGACCGTCACCATCCCCAGCGACCGCGACCTGCTCGTAAAGGCAGCAGAACTCGTCGTATCCACCCAGTTCGGCTCGACCTCCATGCTGCAGCGCAAGCTGCGGGTCGGGTTCGCCAAGGCCGGGCGGCTCATGGACGAGCTCGAGGCCCAGGGCGTCGTCGGCCCGTTCGAACGCGAAGGCAAGGCACGCGACGTCCTGGTCACCGTCGACCAGATAGACGACGTCGTACGCCAGCTGGCCGGCGAGCAGGTCCCGTCGTGACCGCCCTCCTCGCCCGGGTCCCTGCGGGGGAGACCCGGGAGGAGTGGGAGGCGGCGTACGCCGACGTGACCCCGGTCGAGCTGGTCGACGCGATCCACGCAGCCACCACCGAGGCCGACCTCGACCGCCTCGGCCTGATCGCTCTCCTTGCCGTCGGACTCCCCGCCCTGACGCGTAACCACGTGGCCGGCCCTGACGGCCGCCCGCCCGCGCCGATCGAGCTGCACCTGTGGCGGGCACGGTCCCGGCTGGGCTGCCTCCACGTGGACCCGGCCGAGCAGCGCGCGGCCGAGATGGACGCCGAGCTCGCCGAACGTCGCCGCGCCGGCGCGCAGCTCGGCAAGGAGCGCCGCGCGGCCCGCGCCCAACGCGCCAGTCAGGCCGCCGCCAGCACCTGAACGACCGCTTTCCGGCCCGTGCTCCGCGAGGGGTGAGCACGGGAGCACTACCAGCAGCACCCACCTGAAGGAGCCCACCCATGCACGTCATCCCGCTGGGACCACCCAGCCTCATCACCCGCGGAGACCCCGACGCCGACATCGTCGTGGGCCACCACGACGACCGCGTCGTCGTCTCCATGTCGATCCCCAGGGCCCGCCGACTGGCCGCCCTCCTCGGCCTGTTCTCCACCACCCCGGCACGACCGATCGACCGGACAGTCCTCGACGTCGACCAGCCCGAGCGCGCCGAGTGGATGCACGCCCTCGTCGACGTGCTCGCCGCGGCAGCATTCGCCGGCTCCCCTCTCGGCCGCTGCCGCCTCCAGTACCTCCCGGTGCGTTGGGGCCGGACCCCCAGCGAGCTGGGCCACCGGGAGAAGGGAGAGCCCCGCCCCTCCCCGGGGCTCTCCCACACCCCCACCGCCGTCTGGTCGCCCACCGTCGCCGACGCAGGCGAGCTCGACGACTCCGTGATCGACGGGTTCCTCTGCGGCTGCGGCTGGGTCGCCCTCAACAAGGGCCTCGACCTCACCCCCACGTACCACGGCGACATCGCCGACCACATCGACACCTGTGACCTCGCCGAGTCCGAGGACGACCTCCACGTGACCGCCGACTACTCGTGGCGGGAGGTGGCCTGGTGACCATGAAGACCGCCCAGCACCGTCCTGCGGCTCGCAAGAGGCGGTTCCGTCACGACGACTACAGCGCGGTCGACATGTTCTCCGGGTTCGGCGGACTCACCCAGGGCATCAAGCACGCCGGCTTCACCACGATCACCGCAGCGAACCACGACGAGTACAAGGTGGAGATCCACGAGGCCAACCACCCTGAGGCCGAGCACTGGATCGCCGACCTGGTGGACCCGGAGTCAGCCGACTACCACTCCGCTCGCGACCTGCCCGCTGCGGACATGTTGGCCGCCGGCGTCTCGTGCAAGAACCACACCCAGGCCAACAGCCAGCGCGCCTACGAGCAGGGCGTCTCCCTCTTCGACCTCGAGGACCCCGACTACGAGAGCCAGGTGACCCGATCCGAGCGCGACCGGGCAACCGCGAACTGCGTACTCCACTACGCAGCGCAGCACCACCCGATGGTGATCCTCGTCGAGTGCACCACCGAGCTCTACTCGTGGGGTCCGGCCATTCCCGGCAAGCAGAAGATCGGCGACGGCTCGACGTATCGCTGGTGGCTCAAGCAGTTCGCCAACCTGGGATACAAGCACCGGGTCCTCTACCTCAACAGCAGGTTCTTCGACGTCGACCAGTCCCGAGACCGCGGCTACTGGGTGTTCTGGGACGCACGACTGCCCACCCCTGACCTCGACCATCGTCCCGAGTCGTGGTGCGACCGCTGCTCGACCATCGTGCAAGCCGTATGGACTTGGAAGACCAGCACCCCGCCCAGCGGTTCCGTGCGCTACGGCAAGCAGTACGTCTACCGCTGCCCGTCCTGCCGAACGGAGGTGATCCCTCCGTCGGGGTACTCACTGCGGTCCCTGGATCTGACCGACCTCGGCACCCGCATCGGCGAACGGAAGAAGCCACTCGCCGCATCCACGATGGCTCGCGCCGAACGCTGCCGTCAGAGGTTCGGCGAGTTCCCCGCCGTCCTCATGCCGGCGAAGGCGCAGCGGGGCTCTGAGCGCCATCCCTGGCAGCCCATGGCCACCCAGACCAGCCAGCAGGAGACTGCGATCCTGTCCACCGGCGCTCTCATCGCCGCCGCCGGCAACACCTTCGAGCACCCGGGCTCGACTTGCCGTACCCGCGACCTCGCGCAACCGCTGCCCTCCCAGACGGCGACGAACAGCCAGGGCCTCCTTACCCCGCCTGTCGCGATCGCGGTGGACAACTTCCAGGGCGTCGGCCGTGGGGTCGACGAGCCGCTGCCCACTCAGGGCGGTTCGGAGACGATGGCCCTGCTCTCCAGCGGGGTCCTGCCCTACCGGAAGAACACCACGCCGACGACGCACGCCGAAGCGATGCCCACCGTCACGGCCGACCAGATCCCTGGTCTGCTCACCGCAGCCGGCCGCGTGCAGTGCAACGGGTCGATCGACGAGGCGAAGTACCGGGCCTACCCCCTGGACAAGCCGCTCGGCACCGTTGTCGGGTCCGCGGTGACCCAGGGTGTCCTGTTCTCCGGCTGGTACAAGCAGAACGGCAAGAGCAGCTCTGACACCGCACCTCATCCGGTCACCGACCCGTTGGGCACCATCACTGGCCGCGACACCACCGCGCTCCTAACAGCCGAGTGGCACGAAGCTCTGGCGAAGATCCAGCTCGAGGACTGCTACTTCCGCATGATGAAGGAGCACGAGATCGGCCGCGGCTGTGGCTTCGACGTCGACTTCCTCGACCACAAGGGCACCTTCATCGTTTGGGGCTCCGCCCGCGAGCAGGTCGACGGATACGGCAACGCCGTCTCACCGCCCGTCGGCACGTGGATCGGCGATCGCCTCCGCGCCGTTCTGCACCGAGAGCTCGTCGCATGACTGCCCTCGGAATCATCGCCACCTGGGTCGCGGACTGGCTGTACCGCGCTGGCGACATCTGCGACGCGCTCGGCCGTCGGGCTCTGGACGGTGGGTCATGAGCGCGGACCTGCTGCGGGAGGCGGCCGGGTCAATGAGGAAGCGGGCCGAGGCCGTGGAGGGCTGGTACAGCCCCGAGGCTTGGGCGACGACTGCCCCTTTCAACCTGCCCATTGACCGGGCTGACGCCGAGCACATCGCCTCCTGGCACCCGGCCGTCGCGATCGCCGTGGCCGACCTGCTCGACCGCGTTGCTGACAAGTGGGTGGCTGTCAGCGGTGGCTCGCGCCCTGTCTTTGACGACGAAGTCGCAGCCCTCGCCGTCGCCCGCGCCTACCTGGGGCGTGTGTGATGACGCGCCCGGCTGTCGTCGTTCTCGCCGGCCACACAGGTCGGCTGGTCGCCCGTGCCGGGCTCGCGTGCGAGACCCAGTGGGAGGTCGACGAGCACCTCATCGCCACGGTGATCGCGGCGTCACGCGACCTCGGCCGCCCGGTCACCGGCGGCGAGGTCCACCAGCTGTGGGCTGCCGCGCACGAGACGTGGGCCCTGCTCCACCCGATCCCGCCCGACCGGCTCACAGCGCTTCTCGAGCGGATCGGGAAGGCGCTGGCCGACCCGACGCGCCAGGCGCTGATCGCGGCCGCGGAGACCCGGCGGAAGGTCGAGCGTGGTGCTGCCGTACTGCGCCAGATGGCAGAAGGGGCTCCGGACTTCCAGCGTGATCGGCTCCCCGACTGGCTGACCGACGACGCCGAGGCGGTGGCGGTCTCATGGTGAGCGCGATCCTCCACCTCCTCGTCCTGGGCGCGATCCCTGTCATGGGTGCAGGGCTGGTCATGGCCACCGCCCGTGGCCGGCGCCTGGTCGACGAGGTCCTCCCCGCCGAGCCGCGGGAGGACCGATGCTGACCCACTCGGACGTCCTGTGCCGCAAGCTCCCGGCCGAGCCGTTCCTCCGTCAGCTTCGGATGCTCGGCGGCCTCGACGGAGCGCTCGGCGCCCGCGGGATCCACGTCACCAGCCGTGAGGGCGACCGGTTCGAGGCCGCCCTGCGCCGAGCACGCCGCCGCGGCTGGATCCTGGCCAGCAGCGCCGACGCACTGTGCTGCGAGCTCCTCGGCATGCACCCCGCCCAGGTGTACGGCGACGACTGGTGGGCCAACGACCTCGACGCGCACCGGGAGGCGTCGTGATGGCCGCCCGGAAACGGCCGCGCCGCGGGCCCGCCCAGTGCCGCAACTGCCGCGCCCCGATCGCCTTCTTCCTCTCCCCCTTCATGACCGGCCAGGTCAGAGCCTTCAACCCCTACCCGGTCGACCCGCGCGTCCAGAGCGGCGCAGCGTCGTACCCAGTTCTCGGGCGGCAGGCCTACCGGCTCCCCGACCTGGTCGACCAGCTGATGGTCCTGCGCCAGTGCTCCCACTCCGAAGCCGAGGAAGAGGCCGCCGACCTGCCCCGCCACACCTTCCACGCCTGCCCCGACTCAACCCGCGGGCTGGCCCACCCCGACGACACGGGAGGAGACCGTTGAGCGTCCACCTGATCGAGTGCGCAGCGAAGGCCACCGACCTGCTGCCCGCCGAGAAGCTCGTCCTCCTCGCGTTCGCCGACTCAGCCGACCGGCAGACCAGGATCGCCTTCCCCGGCCTCGACAACGTCCAGACCTGGGCATGCGTCAGCCGCTCCCGCGCCCTCGAGCTCGTCGGCAAGCTGGTCGACAAGGGCCTGCTCCGCAAGCACCGCGGCGGTCACCGCGGCCGCCGCGCCGAGTACGTCGTCTTCCCCGCCGGCTGCTGCTCCGACTGCCTCCCCATCGAGGAACCCACCGCCGCCGTGTCGTCCACGACCGTCCCCGCGAATGGGTCCGGCACGTCGGACTCTGGCCACGGGGAAGCGTCCGACCCGTCGTACCCAAAGCGGGGACCGAGCCCGGCCCCGTCGACAGGGTCCGGCCCGCTGGACCCTGTCGTGGAGAAAGGGTCCGGAAAGGGTCCGGTAGCTACCGGACCCCTCCTTAACTCCAACTACATTCCCCCCAACCCCCAGGCTTCGCCCGGGGGAGCCAGCTGCGCGAAGCACCCCAAGGCACCGCATCCGAACTGCCGCGGCTGCGGCACCACGGCCCGCCAGATCCGCGAGACCGCGATCGTCGAGGCCCGCGTCGCCAAGCGCGACCGCGAGCTCGAGCGTGTCCGCCGCCGTACCGCCGCCGAGGCCGCGGCCGCGGCGGACTCACAGACCCCCGCCGTCCAGGAGCTGCTCCAGCGCGCCCGGGCAGCCATCACCGGAGGTGCAGCCTGATGCCCCGTCTCATGTCCGTCGCGTTCACCGAGCAGGCGGTGATCGAGCGTCGCAAGACCGTGACCCGCCGCAAGGGCTGGTGGCTCGACAAGAACGGCCGGCGCCTCCTGGTCCCCGGCGACCGGCTGACCCTCTGCCGCAAGGTCATGGGCCGCAAGCCAGGTGAGCCGCTGGTCAGGCTGGCCGAGGTCGAGGTGGTCGGCGTGCGACGCGAGCCGCTGTGTGCCGTCGCGGGTCCGTACACCGTCGACTTCGCTGGCGGTATCCACTTCCCCGAGATGGTCGCCGAGGGCTTCCCTGACATGGACCCACACGAGTTCATGCAGCGGTACTTCATCGACGCGCAGGGCATCGGTGTCAAGGACGACGTCACCCGCATCGAGTGGCGCTACCTCGACGGCGGTGACGCATGACCCGCCAGATGCTCACCGCAGAGACGTTCGACGAGATCGTCGCCCAGACCGTGCAGCTGGCCCACAAGGCCGGCGCCACCGCCGTCGAGCTCCGGTACGACGCCCTCGATCGAGTCCTCGGCCCCGGCGAGAGCGTCCTCCCCGACGAGCCGATCCGCTGGACCCTCATCGTCACCGCCGTCGGGCGCCTGAGCTCCGACCAGCGCGTCGGGTCAGCGGTCTCCGCCCGCGGTGAGGAAACCAACCAGCGGGCCATCCAGTACGCCTGCATCCGCGTCCTCGAGCTCCTCGGCACCAACCTGGTCGTGGTCGACCCCTCCGACGAGGACGAGCCGGCATGGTGACGCCGGTCGACCAGGCCGTCAACGCCTGGAACGCAGACCACGGGGACGCCGGCGACCTGCGGGCCTTGCTCGACGCCGCGCTCCGCGAGCTCGACCAGCTCCTCACGGTCGCGGACAACCTCGTCGACACCCGCCAGCCCGGCATCGGGTTCCTCACCGCCGACGCCGCCAAGGTCATGGACGACACCGTCCGCAAGGAGCGTCGCGACCGCGTCGAGCAGGCCAAGCACGGCATCAAGCTCACCGGCCCCATCCCTGCACCCGTGACCGTGTCCGCGGTCTCCCTGATCGAGGAGACCGAGCGGATCTGCGGCGAGTGGGCTGACAACATCGACGCCCGTCTCCAGCGGGCCGGCGTGTGCTTCATCCACAGCCAGGTCTTCACCAGCATCGGTATCGCCGACGCCCAGGTGGGTCGCCTCCTCGACCTGGTCCACGTCGTTGACCGCCGCAGCCTGCTGGCGCGCATCCACTCTGACGTCGAGGACCTCCTCGCCCGGCACCGCAGCCTCATCGACGGACGCGAGAAGGCCTACCGGCTCCGCGAGAGCTGCCCGCACTGCGGCCGCAACACCCTCGTCTGCTACCCCGAGAGCCACCTCGTCGTCTGCGAGAAGGACCCCAAGACCGGCCGCTACGAGTCGTGCGTCTGTGACGACTCCTACTGCCGCTGCAAGACCACCGGCCGCCACCGACACGAGTGGTCCCGCGAGTACCGCGGCCGCTGGTCGATCTACGGCCTCCGCGACTCCCTGAACCTCGCCAACCGCACCAAGAAGGAGCCCACCCGATGAAGAAGATCACGATCGACGACGCCGCCCTCGCGAAGTTCCCCGCGCCGGCCGTCACCACGATCACCCCCGACGAGATCGCCCACGCCAACCGGCCCTCCACCCAGATGCTCCTGGCCATGGGCGCCCTCGGGAAGCCCATGTACGGCGGCACCGTCGACCCGGTCACCAAGGGCCGACGCCGCGCCGCGAACAAGCGCGCCCGCATCGCACGCAGGGCCGGCCGATGACCACCGCCGAACGGTGCCCCACGGGCTGCGGCCGCATCGTGAAGACCAACCACCTCCTCTGCGCCGCCTGCTGGCGCGAGGTCCCCCGGAACGTGCAGCTCGAGGTCCACCGCACCTGGCGCCGCTGGGCACGGGACTTCGGGAACCTCGACCTGATGCGCGCCTACCAGGCCGCGGCCGACGCAGCGAAGGGCAGCATCCGATGAGTGTCCTCACTGCCGTGCCCGCTGACGTCCAGGCCAGCATTGTCTCCGCGATCCTCAACGCCGCCCACCCGCGCATCGCCCTGCCGGACATCGCCCACAACCACAAGCTGACGCTCGAGGAGCTCCAGACCCTGGCCCGCCACCACGGCTACCCCGACCGGTCCGCCCTGGTCCGGTCCCTCCGGAAGCTCGAGCAGGCGGCCGCGGCGTACGCCACCGTCCGCGACGACGACCACACCGGCGACCGGGCCGACGGAGACGGCGTCCCGGCATCCGGGCAGAAGCTCCTCCGCGTCCCCCTCAACCAGCTGCACCCCGACCCGAACAACGTCCGCGAGAACCTCGGCGACCTCGAGGACCTCGCCGAGTCCATCGTCGCCGTCGGACTCCTACAACCCATCGTCGCCCGCCGCCACGGCGACCAGCTGATCATCGTCGCCGGCCACCGCCGCTTCGCCGCCATCGCCCGCCTCGGATGGACCAGCGTCCCCGTCATCGTGCGCGCCGACATGGCACCCGACGAGGTCCTCGCCGCGATGATCATCGAGAACAGCCAGCGCGCCGACCTCGACCCCATCGAAGAGGCCCGCGGCCTGGCCCGCCTCAAGGCCGAGTACGGCCTCACCACCGACGTCGCCCTGGCCAGGAAGATCGGCCGGCACCAGACCCACGTCTCGGCCCGCCTCACCCTCCTCGCACTCAGCCCCGAGGACCAGGAGGCCGTCCGCACCGGACGCCTCGGCGTCACCGCCGCCACCCAGAAGGCACGCACCGACTCCGGCCGCCGCCGCCCCGGAGCCAAGGGCCGCGCCCCGGCCCAACACCTGTCCATCAGCCACGACCTCGCGAAGCGCGCCAACAACCGCTGCGTCGAGCTCAAGCACAAACGCAAGGGCGCCGGCTCCGTCGGCGGTGTGGCCTGCGGCGAGTGCTGGGAGTCGGTCATCCGCGCCGACGAACGCGAACGCACCCACGCCGCCTCCGCAGCAGCCGGCCGCTGCCTCACCTGCGGTACCGAACACGACCCCGACCGGGCCACGGCATGAACACCATCCTCGAGGCGCTCTACGCCGAACGCTACGGACCCTCCCTGTGGTGGAAGACCCCCGAACCACAACCCGACGACGAGCTCGTCTGCGCCCAACGCCGCCGCGACCTCGCCAACGACTTCGACCACGCGGAGCGAGGTGCAGCGTGATGACGGAGCACGCCGCCGAGAAGGACGCACGCGGAGGCAAGAAGTACTTGACCGAGTGCCCGGTATGCGGGGTCGAGTTCGGCGTCAACGCCAAGCACATGGTCCGTCAGCGTGCGCGCTGTCGTCCCTGCATCCGTAGGGCGAACGGCTGGTTCTGCCGAACCTGTGGAAGCGCCGATCCGCACCACCAGTCCCCGTGCGTCACCTCAGCCCGGGTCCCCACGGAGGGCGCGCGGTGAACATCTCCTGTGGCTGCGCCGACCGGGAGCTCGACGACGTCAAGGCGCTGATGGACAGCGGCCTCGATCAGCACACCGCTTCCCGCATGGTGTGGGGCGACCTGGCCGACGTACGCACCTACGTGCGCACCGAGTTCCGCCGGCGCTTCCCCTGGCTCCGGCTCCCTGAGCGCTGGTCCTGATGGCCGGCCACGTGTGCACGGTCGACCCGCTGACCGGTCCGCTCTGCGAAGCACGGCACATCTGCAACGCCTGCGCGACCGGGCTGCCCTGCCTGGACCTGTTCGTCGACCACGACTGCTGCTGCCAGTACGTCGCCTGCAACGCAGGCGAGCCGCCCCGCCTGGTCCTCATCGAAGGAGGCACACCGTGAAGCACCTCCTCGCCTGGCTCGCCGAGATCCTCCTCGGCCCCAGCTGCCCCCGATGCCACCGCCGCACCTGCCCCTGCCCGGAGTAGCCATGACCTGCCAGCACCACCTCGGCACCCTGCCGTGCACCAACGACCAACCCCACGAAGGCGACGGCCGCGGCTGCGTCCACGACGCCGGCGACGTACCCGACCGACACACGGAGGGCAACCAGGAGTGACCGCCCCAGCACTCTCCGAGGACGCCTTTCAGAAGCGGATCACTGACCTCTGCGACTGGCTCGGCCTCACCTGGCACCACGAGACCGACAGTCGCCGCTCCCGCGCCGGGTTCCCCGACCTCGTCATCGCCGGCAAGCGGGTCATCTTCGCCGAGCTCAAGACCGACCGCGGCCGCGTACGCCCCGAACAGCAACGGTGGCTGGACACCCTCGCCGCAGCCGGCGCAGACGCCTACGTCTGGCGGCCAGCCGACTGGCCGACCATTCAGGCCACCCTGAAGGCGATCGCCTGATGGACACACGCCGGGTCACCACCACCGAGGCCGCAGCCCTGCTCGACGTCCCGCCGAACCAGATCCGCACCTGGACGACGCGTCGCAAGGTCACCCCCGTCGGCCGCACACCGAAGCACGGCCGACACCCCGCCGAGAACATCTACCTCCTGGCCGAGCTCGTCGAGCTCGCGCAGACCTACCACCATCGCCAGGCTCGTGCTGTCACTCCTGCCGCGGCGGCCGCCCAGGACGCCCAGGCTTCACCTGCGCCCTCGACACTGCCCAGTCGCGGCCGACCTTCGTAGCCGGCAGAGTGCCCGACGAGATCCGCGACAGCACGGCCTGCCTCGTCACGCCGAGCAGCTCGGCCACCTCGTTGACCGTCAACAGGTCGCCGACCTCGAGGTCCGCCAGCTCCGGATGAACGCCCAGCTCGCGGCGCGCCGCAGCGGCCGTCACGACACGGCAGCCGACGGGCTCAGCCTCGAGCACGTCGCCGGCCACCTGGGCGGCCAGCGCGCACGCTTCCGCGAGCGTGCCGGCGTCCACGGTCAGCGTCACCTGCGCGCCGGCCGGGCTGTCGCCCACCTGGCCGCCGTACTCGTCGAGAGCCTCGAGGTACTCACCGAGCCGCGCCCTGTCCACGTGCTCCTGGTCGACCGTCACGGTCGCCATCCACTTCCTCATGTTCCGATCCCTTCCACTCGCTCGATAACCTCGGGTGGAGGGACCGGGGCAACACCCTTGCCCCGGTCCCGTCCGTCGGCCTAGGGCGGCCAGACGAACCCGGCCTCGCGGCATCTCTCCAGCGAGGCGGCCCGCAGATCCCACCGGGTTGCATCCGGCGTGAGCGTCGTGACGAACTGCTCGCCACGGAACACCACCACCCAACGGTCACCGCGGGCGTCCTCATCGACCTCGATGTAGAAGCCTTGCTTCTGCAGTTCGAGGGCGAAGGCCTGCATCTCCGTCAGGATCAGGCTCAGGTCGTTCTCGTTCATCCTCATCACCTCCTTCCCTGTCCGGCTGACAAGGTCAAGCGTACCTCAACCTTTGTCCTAGGACAAGGGTTTAGAGTGAATCGACACGCCGACACCAACCGAACACCACCACCATGTCGGCCCCGTCTGTCACACTTGAACCACGGAGACACGTGTCTCCAGACCAAGGCCCGAGGCTCACAGCCCCGGGCCTTTCGCATTCTCCCGGCTGGGCCGGATGGGCTCCTCCCAGTCGGGCCACCAGCCGCGTGGCCGGCCCGCGCCCCCGTCAGGGCCGGCCACGCGCAGGGGAAGGTGGACCTGCCATGGCGAACCCCGTGCACTGCACCAACAGCAGCTGCGACACCGTGCTCGTCCCGCACTGCGAGAGCGCAGGCTGCCGCTGGCTCAAGTGCCCCAACGCCGTCAACTGCGACCGCCGCATCTACGACCTCGACCACGGCACCTGCCTCGACAAGTTCAACCGCCTCCAGCGACTCAGCAGCTGATGCCACTCCGCCCCTGCATCGTCTGCGGCACCATCAGCGACGAGACCCGCTGCGAGCAACACCGCCGAGGCACCACCACCCAACGCGGCTACGACGCCTACCACAAGGCAGAGCGCGCAGCATGGGCGCCCATCGTCGCAACCGGGACAGTCGAGTGCAGACGCGCACCCTACGGCCTCTGCGTCGCCCCCAGCCCCACCATCGGCGCCACCGAACGATGGCACCTCGGCCACCCCGACGCCGCCTGCCCAGCAGCCAAGGCACCCGAGCACGAGGTGTGCAACAGCGGTGCACCACGACGCCAACTGTGACCTCGACCTCGCCCTGACCTGACCCGTCCGGGGCCCGAAAAAATCCAGCCCAGGCGCGGGGCCCTCGACCCGTGCCACCTGAACTTTCTTCTGTACGGGTCTGGGACCCGATTCGTGTGCGCGGCCCGGCCGGGCCGCCGCTCCTCGCCGAGCAGAGGAGGTGACCATGGCCGGCAACGGACCTCCATCGAACCCCAACGCGGTACGACGCAATGCCCGGGTCGGCCTGACGCAGCTCCCGGCGAACGGCTACACCGGACGGATCCCGCGGTGGCCGCTGCCCGACAACCCGAGGCTGACGGCGAAGGTCGAGCTGCTCCAGGCCGACGTCGACGAGCTCGAGGAGCGCGACCTCGACGCCGGCCTGTCCCGGACCGAGCAGACGAAGCTGACCAGGACCAAGGAGCGCCTGGCGATCGCGATAGCCGAGCGCGAGGCGATCCGCGACGGCGAGAAGCACCTGTGGAGCAAGCTGTGGCGTACTCCGCAGGCGTGCGAGTGGGCCCGGCTGAAGTGGGACCGCGAGGTCGCGCAGTACGTCCGCCACAAGGCCGCGGCCGAGATCGGCTCCATCGACGACTCTCGCGAGGCCCGGCTCCGCGGCGAGGCTCTCGGCCTCACCCCCAAGGGCATGCGGTCACTGATGTGGGTCGTCGCGTCGGACGAGGTTGGCCAGAAGCGGCAGCAGCGCACCGCCTCGACGCCGCCGCCGCGCCCGCGGCTGCGCGCCGTCGACAACGGGAGCTGACCGTTGCCCTGGCGTGGCCCCGAAGAGCCCGGCGAGTTCCCGACCCTGGGGTTCGTCTGGATCGACTGGATCGAGTCGACCCTCCGGTTCACCGACGGACCCAAGGCCGGCGAGCCCGTCCAGCTGTACGACGAGCAGGCGATGCACATCATCCACCGCGGCCGGCTCCGCCCGGACGCGATCGAGGACGACGGCAACGAGGCGTTCGTGCGGAGCGGCTCGATGCTGGTGCGCGGGCAGAAGTGGGGCAAGGACCCGCTGCTGGCGATGGTCGACCTGGTGCACGCGTTCGGTCCGTGCGACTTCGCCGGCTGGGATGCCAATGGCGAGCCTGTCGGGCGGGAGCACCCGTCACCGTGGGTGTTCGTCGCCGCGCTGAACGACCGTCAGACCGACAACACGTGGCTGCCGCTCAAGGCGATGGTCGAGAACAGCGAGCTCGTCGACCTTCCCGGTGTCGAGGTGAACCTCGACATGATCCGGCTCCCGTGCGGCAACCCGATCGAGCCGCTCACCACGACCGCGTTCGGCCGCCTCGGTGGCCGGTTCACCGCCGGGTCGATCACCGAGAACGGCCTGATGACCGACACGGTCGCCTCCGGGATGGCTGGAAGCGGCAAGCGCAGCCCCCTCGGCTTCGCCCGCACGCTCATCCGCTCGGTGACCCGGATGAACGGGATGTGGATCGCGGCCACGAACACGTGGGACCCCACCGAGAAGTCACACGCGCAGATCATCCACGACTCGAAGCCGAAGCGCGTCTACATCGACGCCAAGATCAGCCGCAGGCGCGTCGACCTCGATGACGACGAAGGCCTGCGCGACGAGCTGCTGTACCTCTACGGCGACTCCGCCAAGGAGAACGGCGGCCACGTCTCGGTGAAGTCGCTGGTCGAGGACTGCCGCGACACCCAGCTCCACGGCGAGAACGAGATCCGGCGCTTCTTCCTCTCCGAGATCGTCGCCGGCGAGCGGGACGCGGTCGACAAGGCCGTCTGGGACGCAGCCAGCCGGAAGGGGCAGCTCGAGAAGGGCGAGATGATCGCGCTCGGATTCGACGGCTCCCGGGCCCGAGACGCCACCGCCCTGGTCGCCTGCCGGATCTCCGACGGCCGGCTCTTCCCACTCGGCATGTGGGAGCCCCGGAAGTACAACGGCAAGGTGCCGCGGGCGATCGTGCACGCCAACGTCAAGGCGGCGTTCGCGGCGTACGACGTCATCTACCTGTTCGGCGACCCGTACCTGTGGCAAGACGCCCTCGACACGTGGGCCGGGCTGTTCCCGAAGAAGGTCGTCGAGTTCCCCACGAACGTCGAGGTCCGCATGGACAAGGCGATCGAGCGGTTCCGGACCGCGCTCCGCAACGGCGACCTCACCCACGACGGCGACACCGCTCTCACCGAGCACGCCCTCAACGCCGGCCTGGTCAAGGGCAAGCGGAAGGCCAAGCGGGAGGACGAGGAGACCGGCCAGGAGGAGGAGCACTACCTCAAGGTCGTGAAGAAGCGGGCCGGGCTCATCGACTACTTCATCGCCGCGATCCTCGCCTACGCCGCGCGCGGCCAGGCGATCGAGGACGGCGCGCTCACCCGGTCGAACACGCCGCCTCCCGCGCCGGTTCCCACGCGCAACAGCAAGCCATCAGCCGACTCGGTCAGCACCGTCGGCTTCTGACAACTCGACGAGGAGGACCTGTGGCCGACGTGACCTCACCTCCAGCCCCGCCTGCTCCGAAGCCGGTCCGCGAGCGCGGTTACGCGTTCGAGGGCAATGCCAATGGTTGGTGGATCGACCTCACGCACGAGCAGACCCCGGAACTCCGGTGGCCGCTCTCGGTCGACGTCTTCGACCGGATGCGCCGCCAAGACGCCCAGGTCTCGTCTGTGCTCCGGGCGGTCACCTCACCGATCATCCGCACCCAGTGGCGCATCGACGGTCGCGGCTGCGATCCAGAGGTGACGACGTTCGTTGCCACCAACCTCGGCCTTCCGATCCTCGAAGCCGAACCGGAGGACGACCACCGGGCCCAACTGCGTGGCCGGGACCGGTTTTCCTGGGACGAGCACCTTCGCCTGGCCCTGCTCATGCTGCCGTTCGGGCACATGTACTTCGAGCAGGTCTACCGGTTCGACGAGGCCGGCAACCAGTTCCGGCTGCGCAAGCTGGGCCCGCGGTTGCCGCGGTCGATCGGCCGCGTCAACGTGGCCCGGGACGGCGGCCTGGTCTCCATCGAGCAGCGCGCCAACGGGACCTTCGATGGCGGCACCACCGACACAGTGCTCCCGGTCAACCGGCTCGTCGCCTACGTCCTCGACCGTGAGGGCGGCAACTGGCTCGGCCAGTCGCTGCTCCGGCCGGCCTACAAGAACTGGCTACTGAAGGACCGGGCACTGCGCACCTGGTCGAACACCATCGACCGCAACGGCCTCGGTGTCCCGGTCTACGAGGGCGCCGAGAACGAGACGAGCCTCGACGCCGGCCAGGAGCTCGCGACCAATGCCCGGGCCGGGGAGAACGCCGGCGGGGCCATCCCGCACGGCGCCAGCCTCGACTTCAAGGGCGTGACCGGCACACTGCCCGACATCGACGAGTTCGTTCGCTATCAGGACGAGCAGATCGCCCGCGCCGTGCTCGCCCACTTCCTCAACCTCGGCACCCAAACGGGGTCGTGGGCACTCGGCTCGACGTTCGCCGACTTCTTCACCCTGTCACTCCAGGCCGTGGCCGAGATGGTCCGCGACACCGCGACCGCCCACATCGTCGAGGACCTGGTCGACATCAACTTCGGGCCCACGACGCCCGCCCCGCAGATCGCCTTCGACGAGATCGGCACCCGAGCCAGCGAGCTCGACAAGGTCCGCGAGGCCGCCGGCCTCTCCTCGGACGCCGACCTCGTGAAGTTCCTCCGCACCATCCCGACCAAGGGGGCTGCATGACCGACGGACCCACCTACCGCTTCTGGGGGAAGGCGAAGCCGAAGAGCGACGCGATCCTCTGCAAGGTCGAGCCGCGGCTGTCCGACGACTCGACCAAGGCGACCATCCGGATCTACGGGCCCATCGACTCCTGGGGCGGATTCTGGGGTGTCTCGGCCAAGGAGGTCGCGGAGGCACTCGACGAGCTGGACCCGGCCGTCACCGACCTGCAGCTACGGCTCAACTCCCCGGGCGGCGAGGCATGGGAGGGCATGGCCATCCTCAACCTCCTGCGGGCCCATCCGGCCAACGTCACAGCGGTCGTCGACGGCATCGCCGCTTCGGCCGCCTCCGTCATCGCCGTGGGCTGCGACGAGACGGTGATGAGCCCCGGGTCGGAGCTCATGATCCACGACCCCTACTGCTCGGCGTGGGGGTGCAACGCCACTGAGATGCGCAAGACCGCCGACGTGCTGGACAAGCTGGCCGAGTCGCTCGCCAGCATCTATGCCGAGGCCGCCGGAGGGAAGCAGTCGACGTGGCGGGAAGCCATGGTCGAGGAGACCTGGTACACCGCCGACGAGGCGGTCGAGGCCAAGCTCGCGGACCGCGTCGCTGTGGTCCCGGACGCCGGCAAGACGACCACCGCCGGAGACGACCCGACCGTCGTGGTCGTTCCTACGAGCGAGGACCCCGAGGACATGTGGGACCTCTCGCTCTTCACATACGCCGGCCGCTCCAAGGCGCCCGCTCCTGCCGCGATGCGCCGCGGCCCCAAGCCCCCGACCGCGTCCGCGGACGGGTCCACCCAACCCGAAGGAGGTCCTGCCGTGGCTTTCAGCGACGAGCAGCTCACCACCATGCGGCAAAAGCTCGGCGTCGCCGAGAACGCGGACGAGGCCACCATCCTGGCGGCGCTCGACGAGGCGCTCGCGGAGGGCGCCGAGGAGCCCGCGGCCGCCAAGACCACGGAGATCCCCGAGGGCATGGCCCTGGTCGACTCCGAGGTCCTCGCCGAGCTCCGCAACGGCGCAGAGGCCGGCCGAACGGCCCGCCAGGAGCTCGACAACCAGGCCCGTGAAGGGGCGATCACGGCGGCGCTGCGCGCCGGCAAGATCACCGCGGCGCGGAAGGACCACTGGACCACCGCCTGGGACGCCGACCCCGAGGGCACCAAGTCGCTCCTCGACAAGCTCGAGCCGGGCCTCGTGCCCGTCGACGAGATCGGCACCGCCGATGCCAACGACCCCGAGAGCACGTCTCTCGACGACGCCGCGCTCGAGGCGTACGCCTCGCAGCTCGGCCTGAGCAAGGAGGCCCTCCGTGGGTGACTACACGCCCGTGTTCACCGGGGGCGCACGCCCCCGCACCAGGAAGGTGTCGGCTGACGTCACCGGCGGCCGCGTCCTCGCCGTCTCCGGCAGCGACACCGTCGCCCACGCCGGCGCCGACGACACCACCGTCGTCGGGGTCGCAGCCCACGACGCCCTGTCCGGCGGCATCGTCCTCGTCTGGCCGATCGAGGGAGTCACCCACGAACTCGAGGCCTCGGGTGCCATCGCCGCCGATGCCGGAGTCGTCACCGACGCCAACGGCCAGGTGAAGACCGCGGCCATCGCGACCGCGGCCGCGGCGGGCACGCTCATCGGCACCGCCGAGACCACCGCAGCGGGATCCCCGCTCAAGCTCCGCGTCAACGGACGCCGGTGAGGAGACGACCATGACCACCTACCCGACCACCCCGACGCTCAGCGGCCAGAACGTCACCGCGAACTGGCTGATGAACAACCCGGTCGTGATCTTCCGGGCCCTGAACACGCTCGTGCAGCAGCGGCTCATCGGCGACAAGCTGCTGGCCGGACGGGTCGACCTCACCGGGTCCGGCTCCACGATCTTCGGCGTCTCCGAGGGGATCTTCCCCAAGCGGTCCGCCGAGCGCGTGGCTCCCGGCGGTGAGTACCTGCTCACCGACGACGACCCGGGCGTGCCGGCCGTGGCCAGCACCGACAAGTGGGGTCTCGCGACCGAGGTCCCGCAGGAGCTGATCTCGCGGAACCGGCTCGACGTGATCAACCGCAAGATCACCAAGCTCGCCAACCAGATCATCTTCGGCTTCGACGCCCTGGTCCTGTCGGCGATCGCCTCGGCGGTCACCAACACCCAGGCCGCCTCGGCCGCGTGGAACACCGCCGGCGCGGACCCGTTCCTCGACATGATGCTGGGCGGCGCGGTCGTGGACTCGCTGAACCTCGGCTACGACGTCCGCGTCGTGGCCCTCAGCCCCACGTACTACGCCCGCGCGGTCGCCGCGGCGAAGATCATCGAGCGCATGCCGCGCGAGGGCGACAGCACCCTCGTCGTCACCGGCACGATGATCCAGGTCGCCGGCCTGACCTTCCTCAAGACGACCAACCTTCCGGCTGGCGTCAACGTGATGCCGGTCGACCCGCTGGCCCTCGGCTCCATCGCGACCGAGCGCCTCGGTGGCGAGGGCTGGCAGGGCTCCCCCGAGACCGTCGAGGTCAAGATCGAGCCCCTCCAGGGCCGCGACGGCTTCCTCATCCGGGCTCGCAAGGTCGCGGTCCCGATGGTCCAGGAGCCCGGTGCAGCCGTGAAGATCACGGGCGCCTGAGAGCGAGGAGAACGAGATGGCGAAGCAGTACATCGGAGTCGCCCCGCTCACCATGGTGCGCACCAAGGCAGGCGGCTACAGCATGGTCTACGCCGACCAGCCCGTCCCGGCCGACATCACCGACGAGGACCTGAAGCGACTCGTGGACGAGGGCTTCCTCGGCCAGGTGGAAGCCGCCGCCGCCGCTCAGGCGGAGCCGGCCACGAAGCCGACCACGGTCGAGGACATCCTCGCCGAGGTCGGCGACGACAAGGAGAAGGCCGCGGCCGCGCTCGAGGAGGAGCTGGCGAGCAGCAGGCCTCGCAAGACCCTCCTGGAGCCGCTCGAGGCCATCCTCTCCGGGTCCTGAGCAGGAGCCCCAGACGATGCCGACCACCGCACTGTTCACCGCCGACGACCTCAACGCCCTCCCGGGCGTCTCCGGGGTCAGCGACGCGGAGGCCGTGCTCGTGGAACGCGTCGTCTGGGGCTGGCTCAAACCCGTCCTGAAGCTCACCGACCGGCCCGACCCGGTCAGCGACGAGCTGTTCTCCTGGGCGCTGGAGCTCGGCGTCATCTTCCGCAGCAACCCCGAAGGGCTCGAGGAGTACCAGCTGGAGTCGGAGCGGTCGAGGTACTCCTCCGAGCGCCGCGACGAACTGCTCGGCATCGCCGCAGCCGGCGGCACCACGGTCGGCGGGATCGCAACGCCTCTCGGTTCCTTCCCGGCGGCCCGCGCCTACCCGGACCCAGCGGAGCGGTGCTGGACGTGAGGGCCCAACGCCGCGCGACCAGCACAGCCACCCTGGTCCGCAAGAGCAACCCCACACCCGAGACCATCGACGGGGCCCTCATCGAGCCGCTCTCGACCTCCGCGGCCGCCGAGCGTGCCGCCCGGACCGCCGACAGCTCCGACGCCCGCGACCCCCGCCGCGCCCTCATCGGCGCGCGGCCCCCTCTCGTGGGCGACACGATCATCAACCTGCCCGGCGTCCACGCGGTCGCCGCGGACGACAAGATCACCATCGACGGCATCACCTGGCGTGCCACCGGCGAAGGGTCGGTGTGGCTCGACCGGACGAAGGTGCCGGTCACCAAGCAGAGGCCGACCGCATGATCATCGGCAGCCCGTCGAAGGCCCCCGACATCGTCGACGCCCTCAACGACCTCGTCACAGGTGCCCTCGTCTTCGCCGGCCTGCAGGTCATCGACGGCCCGATCCTCGACCTGGAGGACCTCGCGAACGACGCGATCTGCATCGGCGCCGGCAGCACGTCGGACCCCGGGTTCACGTCCTCGTTCGAGGTGGACACCAGCCTCGGCCGCAAGGCCTACACCGAGACCGTCTTCATCAACGTCACCATCTCCGCGCGCATCGTCGACGACTACGACATGCGGGCCCGCCGGCAGAGGGTCAAGGAGCTGCTCGCCGACCTGCAGGGCCTCCTGACCGACAACCGTGTCAACGACGGCACGTGGGACGACATCGGGGTCGGCCCCGAAGGGGTGTGGCACCAGGTAGTCACCGTCCGCGGCGCCGTCTGTGCGCTCGGTGTGCTCGTGGAGGCGAGGGCACTCATCTGATGGCGATCGAGGTCTACCCGATCACCAGGCTCGCCCAGGAGCTCGGCATGGTGCCGATCGAGCTCCGCCGCGAACTCCGCCCGCAGCTGCGTGCGTCGGCCGCCCACATCGTCGAGGACATGAAGACGAGGTCGTCGTACTCCTCCAGGATCCCCTCCGCGATCCGCATGACCGTCTCGTTCTCCCGGACCCGCGGCGGCATCACCATCCGCGTCGACGCCAAGAAGGCACCCGAAGCCAGGGTCCTCGAGCGCGGCAACCTCGGTGGCCGCGCCGCCCAGTTCCGTCACCCCGTCTTCGGCGACATGGACACCTGGGTCACCCAGGACACCAGGCCGTTCTTCTTCCCCGCCGTGCGGGCCGGCCGGCCCGAGCTCAGCAGGCGCATCAGCGAGGCCGTCCGTGCCTCCCTTCCGAAGGGATTCTCATGAGCAACCGACCCATGGCGCGCGTCGCCCACGAAGGCATCGAGAGCACCGCGGTCGTGCCCCGCACCGCACTGCCCCGGATGACCGAGCAGGGCTGGTACGAGGTCGACGACAACGGCGACCGCACCGACGACACCGTCGACGGCGCCCCCCAGAAGACGTCCGCCAAGAAGACGGCGGCGAAGCCCGGCCAGCCGGCCGACAACAACCAGGAGAGCTGATCATGCCCACGCCTGCGATCACCGCGTCGACCCGCTACTTCCTGCCGGGCACGACCAAGATCTACATCGTCCCCACCATCGCCAACATGACGACCGGGCCCACCCGCTCGGAGCTCACCGCCGGCCTCGACGTCTCCGAGGAGGTCGCCGCCATCAACGGCTGGTCGATCTCGTCCGACAACGTCGCCACCCCCGACCTCGGGAAGCGGTTCGTGTCGCAGGTCTCCGGCCGCCTCAACGCCGCCGACTCGAGCCTGATGTTCTGGGCCGACAAGGCCGGCGCCGACATCCGCGCCGAGATCACCATCGACCAGGAGACGAACGTGGTCTTCCTCGATGGCGGCGACGTCACCGGCAGCCCGATGGCCGCCTACAAGGTCAAGGTCTCCTCCGTCGCGCCCGTCCGCGAGATCGAGGGCGCCGGCCGCATCGACGCCAAGTTCTCCATCCGGGACTACAACGAGGACCTCACCGTCCCGGCCTGACCCGGACCCCATGACCTTCCGCGGGCGGGTGGCTCGGCCCGCCCGCGGAAGCACGACGTACGCCGAGCCGACCCGAGCCCACACCGAGCCGAAGGACCGAGCCATGTCCAACCGCAAGAAGCCGACCCGGCCGAGCCCACTCCGCGCGGCCCTCGCCGCGAAGACCACACTTGTCACGCACTTCGACCTGCCGATCGCCTCGAGCGACGACGTCGAGCGTGCCGTGCGGCTGGTCAACATGGCCGAGCAGATCGTGGCCGCCACCCTGCTCCACGAAGACGATGCTGTACGCCAGCGCGCCGCCGACGCCCTCGAGAAGGCGCAGGCGGCGCGCTCGTCGTGTTTCCACCGGATCCAGTTCCGGCACCTGCCCATTGAGGACTTCGACGCCCTGGTGAAGCTCCACCCGCCGACGGCCGAGCACGCGAAGGACGGGTGGATCTGGAACCCGGACACCTTCAACTACGCGCTCCTCGCCGAGTCCACCATCGACGGCGACCTGACCGCCGCCGAGTGGGAGGCCGAGCTCTCCGACCGGGAGCGGTGGACGCCGGCGGACAAGCGTGCCCTGGTCGAGCGGGCCCTCGCGGCCCAGCGGCAGACCATGGCTGACGCGGTCCCAAAAGGATAGCCCGGGACCCCGAGTACCGGACCCGGCTCGAGCTCGCTGACCACCACCACCTTCCGAACCTCTCCGACTGGGACCAGGCCGACGTGGACGACCACGTCGGCCTTCGCCTCTTCCGGGGCGAGAGCTGCAGCGTCTGCGGCGTCCACCCGTCTGTTTGGGACCCCGCCCTGGGCGGACACCCCAACGCGCTCATCGCGGTCTGGAAGCACTGCCGCGTCTGCGAGATCCAGGAGCGGGCTCTGCAGGCCGGGCCGCCGAACAAGGACATCCCCGGCTACCACCTGGTGCTCCAGCGCACCCACCACCACCCCAACTCCCAGTGACCCAGGAGGTGATCGGCCTTGAGTGATGACCTCAACATCAAGGTCGACGCCACCACTGCGCCCTACGAGGCGGCCGTCGCTCGCGCGCAGCGGGCGACGCTGGCCTGGGAAGGGCAGATCCGGTCCACGAACTCGCTCATCGCACAGCTCGAGAAGGAGCTCGACGATGGCGTGACGAAGGCCCTCAAGCGGCAGCACGAGGCGATGACCAAGACCGGTCACGCCATGTTCCTCTTCGGCGCCGGTACGGCGGCCGCGCTCGGCCTGGCGGCCAACGAGGCCGTGAAGTGGGAGACCGCCTGGACCGGCGTCCAGAAGAC